GGTGGCGCTGTAGTCGCGCATGCGCTCGGCCAGCTCGGCGCCGGCGCTGCAGGCGATGGCGCGGCGGTAGAGGTGCACGAGGTAGCTCTCGCCCTGGAGCTGCGAAGCGGGCACGGCGGCGAGGCTAGCGTGGCCCTCTTCCTCGCGGGCGCGGCGGTAGAGGCTCAGCTCGCGGTTGACTTCGATCAGGGCGTTGACGGTGGCGACCTCGAGGCGGGCATCGGTCACGCTGCCGTCCAGGCGCAGGGCGGCGCGCAGCTTGGCGCCGTCCAGGTCGGGGAACCAGCCGTCGTTAGTAATCGGGAACGAATCGGCGGCTGCCGGGGCGTTGGTGGCGATGAAGGCGCTCATGGTCGCGGCTCGAATAGGTCGGCGGTGGTCGGGGCTTCACAGCGGGGCCAAGGAGAAAACCTGCTGATCAGCCCCGAGCCGCCGGGGTGCGTGGGGACGCTCGGTTAGCTGCCGGTGGCAGCGTGTTTCTTGAGGAGGCGCTCGACGCGCTCCAGATCCTTCTTGCCGCCGCTGGAGCTGTGCAGCTCGATGGCGCGGGCCAGGTGTGTGCGGGCCTCGCCCAGCTGGGCCGCCTGTTCGGCGGCCAGCGCCTCGTCCGGCACCTTGGCCAATACGCGGCCCATCGCCAGGTGCAGCTTGGCGCGGGCTTCGTCGGGCATGTCCTGGTCGCGGGTGAGCTGCTCGGTCTGCTCGAGCACACCGATGTCGAACTCTCCGCCGGCCTTGAGGGCCTTGAGTGCGGCGATGGCGATCTCCTCGGCGAACAGGCAGCCGGTGGTTCGGGCAAAGCGGTCCGGCATGGTCATGTTGTGCTCGAGCACGTAGCGCCCAATGGCGAGGGCGCCGAGGTAATCCCCGGCGTCCAGGCGCCAGACCATCAGCGTGGTGAGCACTTCGTCCTGGGCACCGCGCCCGGCGGCCAACACGCCGTCCACGTAGGGGACGTAGGCCGGGAGCAGCTGTGCCTTGAGCGCAACCTTGCCCTCGGTGGACTGGATCTGGCTCAGGCGCAGGCGGTCCTGGTGCAGCTGGGCGAGTTGCAGTTCGTAGGTGGTGGCGCCGGCCATGGTTTGCGCCGGATCAGCGGCCGCGGCCGCCTTGGCGGCCGTGACGCGCTGGAAGTGCTGGCGGCAGGGGTTGGTCATGGCGGCTGCCCTCAGCTGAGCTCAATGTTTTCGGCCATGGCAGCGCATCCCAAGTCCTCGATCACATACGCTTCGTTGACTGATTCGTAGTTTTCGATGCGGTCGCGCTTGGCGTTATCGACGATGGTGCGGCGGCGGGTGCCTTCCTGAACGTAGACGGACAGGTTGTCGAGGCGAGTAACCAACAAGCCGTTGGCTGGGAAGTGCGGCACGCGAACCGCCGGCAGGTTGCCGATGCGCTTCTGGCTCATGACGATGTCGGTCGCGAGTTGTTCGGTCGGAGCCTGGGTCTGATTAATCAGCGGGAAGTACTTGTCGGCCAGCAGTTGGCGACCACAGATGACAACCAGGTCGGTGTCTTCTTGGTACCAAGGCTCGATCAGTTCGTTGACCATGCTGTAGACCAGAGCGTCGACGTTTTCGAAGTCTTTTCCGGAGCCAATCTGGATCTTGCCACTACCCTGCACAATTTCGGACAGCGTGCGAGCGGCGTTTTCAACGCGCATTTTCTGCAGCCAGCCGATGTTGACGTCTTGCAGTAGCTTGTTGACGCCGGGGTTGGAGGTAGCTGCGCGGCTAGTGCCGTTCCAGCCGATCATGATGCGGTTGAGGGCCTGGGCCTTGATGATGGCGTCACGAATGCGAGCCTGGAAGTCGGGAAACTTGGCCCATTGGTCGATCTTCTGGTAGCGCAGAGCTGTATCGAAGTTCGTTTGGGTGCAGGTGTAGCCTCGTGCATCGAGCGCCGTAGGGTCGCGAGGCTCGCGATCCTGTTGCGTAGTGTCGGTGGTGCTGGCGATTGTTCCGTCGATGCCCAAGCCAATGCGTTCACCAGACTGCTCGGTAACGCTGTATACATTGACTGAACTGAGGAAGGCGCTGGATTCCTGAATACGGGTTTCCAGCTTCTGAGCGACGCTTGGATCAGCTGTGAATTTGGTCGTTACGTCCTGCACGCCATGCAGTTGGCAGAGCTGCTGCAGGTAAGCGTTGAAAAGGGCACGAGTATCGTTGCGCATGGGTCTCTCCGGGTTCTGGGGCTGGGCTTTTCCGTTTCGGGTGTCAGCAGTCGGTGACGATGCGGCCGTCACCGCCGGCAACCGGCGGGCGCTGCCTGAACTGCGGGTTGTTCGGGGTGCTTGGCGCCGGGGTTTGCTCCAGCGTCTTCATCAGGTCGGAGAACTGGGTGGCTAGCTGGTCGTGCTTGGCCTGCAGTGCTTCCCGAGCTGCTTTCTCGGCGGCGAAGGCCTCTCCCTGGGCGGCGACATGCTCGGCAACCGCCTCGAGCGATTCCGCCAGCTCGGTGAAATTCGCTGCCGCCTGCCCCTCCTTCTCCTTGCTCTTCCCCAGCGCCTCTAGCACGCGGCCGAACAAGCCTGTCACCTTGCTGGCTTCGTCTTCCACTTCTTCGAATTCGAGGGCGGCCTCGATGGCCTCGGAGAACAGGTTCTCCGGGTTGGACTTGCGGGCCTTGAGCGGGTTGGCGTCCGGGTGCTGGGCGCTGAAGGCCAGCATTTCCGTGCCCAGACTAGCTGGGGTGTCGGTGACGCCGAGCCCGTCGAGGTAAGCACGCCCGGTATCGGCGAATTTCGGGCGAATCTCGATGCTGGTGTAGAGCTTCTGGCGCGCCTTGTTCATGGCGATCAGGTCGGGGGTGGGCTCGATCTGGGCGAACAGCGCGAGCTTCTTGGCGCCGGCGACGTCCACTTCCTCGGTCTTTAGCGAGACGACATCGCCGTAGGCGCGGAAGGGGCTGTCCGGCAGCAGGCTGCGCATGTGCTCAAGCCAGACCCGCGCGCCGTAGGTGGTTGGGTTGTAGGTCTCGGCGGCATCGACCAGCCACTGGCGTTCGATCTGACGACCGTCGGTCGTGGCGCCCTCGACGGCGACGCGAAAGAACTTGCTGCGGTACTTCTTGGAGGGGGTGTCGGTCTTGCCGGCCATGCGGGCTGTCCTCAACTGGTGGCTGCTGGGCAGGTAGTGAGGGCATGGTCGGCAGCCCGCGCGGCGCGGGCAATTCGTGCGCCCTGTACTGGCTGGACGTACAGGCCGCCGGAGTAACGACTCGCGCGCGCGAACGGCAGCATCGGCGCCATGAATGCACCGACCGTTGAAATTCCCGTCCAGGATCCACGCCGCACCGCTCGCCATCTGTACTGGATGGGGTGGCGGGTGACGGATATCGCCGACTTCCTGGAGGAGAAGGAAAAGACCGTCCACAGCTGGAAAACCCGGGACGAATGGGACCGGGCGGACAATGTCGAGCGGATCGGTGGCGCGCTGGAGGCGCGGTTGGTGCAACTGATCCTCAAGGACGGCAAGACCGGCGGCGACTTCAAGGAAATCGACCTGCTGCACCGCCAGCTCGAGCGGCAGGCGCGGATCCAGCGCTTCCAGGCCGGTGGTACCCAGGCGGAGCTGAACCCGAACCTTGAGGCGCGTAACGCCGAGCCGAAGAAGCCGCCCAAGCGCAACGAGTTCGATGAGGGCGAGATCGAGCTGCTCGAGGAGGCCTTCCGGGACAGTTGCTTCGAGTACCAGTTGGACTGGTACCGGGCGATCAACATGCGCACGCGGATGATCCTCAAGTCACGCCAGATCGGTGCGACTTTCTACTTCGCCCGCGAGGCGCTGATCGATGCGCTGCTGACGGGGCGCAATCAAGTCTTCCTTTCGGCGAGCAAGGCGCAGGCGCACCAGTTCAAGAACTACATGCAGGCGTTCGTCCAGGAGACGCTGGGCCGACAGCTGACGGGCGACCCGATCGTGCTGGCCAACGGCGCCGAGCTGCACTTCCTCGGAACGAACTACCGCACCGCCCAGGGGCGCAGCGGCAACTTCTACTTCGACGAATTCTTCTGGGTGCACGGCTTTGACGAGCTGAACAAGGTGGCGTCTGGCATGGCGCTGCATAAGAAGTGGCGTAAGACCTACTTCTCGACGCCGTCGAGCATGGGGCACCCGGCGTACAAGTGGTGGACGGGCGAGCGGCTGAACAAGGGCAAGCCGGCGGCGCAGCACGTAAAGATCGACCTGCGCCACGACACCCTGGCCCCGGGCAAGCTATGTCGGGAGGACAAGATCTGGCGGCAGATCGTGACCATCCTCGATGCCGAGCGCCGCGGCTGCGATCTGTTCGACCTGGAGGAACTGCGCTTCGAGTACAACGCCGAGCAGTTCGCCAACCTGCTGATGTGCGAGTTCGTCGACGACGGCGCGAGCATCTTCCCGCTGACGATGCTGCAGCCGTGCATGGTGGACAGCTGGGTCGAATGGGGCGAGGACTACAAGCCGTTCGCGGCGCGCCCGCTGGGCGACCGGCCGGTGTGGATCGGCTACGACCCGGCCGAGACCGGCGACAGCGCGGGCATGGTAGTGGTCGCCCCGCCAGCAGTGCCGGGCGGCAAGTTCCGCATCCTTGAACGCCACCAGTTCCGCGGGATGGATTTCGCCGCGCAGGCCGAGGCGATCCGCCAGGCCTGTAATCGCTACTGGGTGACCTATATCGGCGTGGACGTGACCGGGCTCGGCTCGGGCGTGGCGCAGCTGGTCCGCCAGTTCTTCCCCAACGTGACCACCTTCAGCTACTCGCCGGAGGTGAAGACGCGCCTGGTGCTCAAGGCCTACGACGTGATCCGCAATGGCCGGCTGGAGTTCGATGCCGGCTGGACGGACGTGGCCAGCTCGCTGATGGCGATTCGCAAGACGATCACGGCCTCGGGCCGCCAGATGACCTACACCGCCGGGCGCAACGATGAGACCGGCCACGCCGACCTCGCGTGGGCTCTGTTCCACGCCCTGCACAACGAACCGCTTGAGGGGCAGACCTCGGCGAACACTGGATTCATGGAGATCTGCTGATGAGCGAACTGACCACCGCCCCCGCCGCTGGCGTGGAGGCTTTCACCTTCGGCGATCCGCTGCCGGTGCTCGATGGGCGCGAGCTGCTCGACTACCTGGAGTGCTGGCTCAACGGGAAGTGGTACGAACCGCCGCTGTCGCTCGATGGGCTGGCGAAGTCGACCCGGGCGAGCGTGTTCCTGCAGAGCGGCCTGAACTTCAAGCGCAACATGCTCGAGCGCACCTTCATTCCGCATCGCCTGCTGAGCCGGCAGGCGTTCGGCCAGTTCGCGCTGGACTGGCTCTGGTGCGGCAATGCGTACCTCGAACGGCGGCGCAACCGGCTCGGCCAGGCGCTGGCCCTGCAGCCGACATTGGCGAAGTACATGCGCCGCGGGGCGGACCTGGAAACCTACTACCAGGTGCGCGGATGGAAGGATGAGCATGAGTTCGAGCGCGGCAGCATCTGCCACCTGCGCGAGGCAGATATTAACCAGGAGGTGTACGGGCTGCCGGAGTGGCTGTCGGCGCTGCAGTCGGCGCTGCTGAACGAGTCGGCCACCCTCTTCCGCCGCAAGTACTACCAGAACGGGTCGCATGCCGGGTTCATCATGTACATGACCGACGCGAGCCAGAATGAGGCGGACGTCGACGCGCTGCGCCAGGCGCTGAAGTCGGCCAAGGGGCCGGGCAACTTCCGCAACCTATTCGTCTACGCGCCGAACGGCAAGAAGGACGGGCTGCAGCTGATCCCGGTCAGCGAGGTGGCGGCGAAGGATGAGTTCGGGTCGATCAAGAACATCAGCCGCGACGATCTGCTCGCCGCGCTGCGAATTCCGCCGCAGCTGATGGGCATCGTGCCAACCAATGCAGGCGGGTTCGGCTCACTGCGCGAGGCGGCGGAAGTGTGGGCCGTCAACGAGCTGGAGCCGATCCAGGCGCGACTGGCCCAGGTGAATGAGTGGCTGGGGGATGAGGTGATCAGGTTCAGGCCGTTTGAGTTGCCGGCGAAGGGCTGATTGCCTCCGTTCCAAGCAAGCCGCCCTCGGGCGGCTTTTTCATATGCGCAATCAACCGACGCACCTGCGCAGTCGTCGCTCCAGGAGCGAAGGCCGAAGCGCAGCGATATCAAGTTCGATCACATTGATCAGAGCCGCCAGCTCCGACTTGGTGAGTGATATTCCACATCGCAGCCCTGTGAGGACCAGCGACTCCCCCGTCTGCTCGTCTAGCAGCATGCACTGGATGGTTTGGGGTGTATCCATTGCTGCGCTAAAGAGCAATGGCCTGAAATGTTCCTGCACGAGCGCAAACGCCTCGGGCTGTCTAATCCGCCTCATCTGACAATTCCTTTGCCTGAGACTGTAATTGTAGCAGTGGGTTATTCGCCGTCCTGGCCGAGATTTGCCAACCCGCTCACGTTCCGACCGGCGGCGTCCGGCTACGACGGATCTCCACCCGGCGCGCGCCGTCGTCCCCCCACCACGCCTGCGGGCTAAACCTATGGCATTTTCCGCACCCCTGCTGGATGGCCGAGAGCGGCCCAGGCTGCGCGCTGGAGAGGCGTTTTCAGCGCCGGGCAACCCTGCGAATCCCTGCACAGATGGCCTCTTTCTTGACCGTCTACGGAGCTACCAGAGCCAACCGATTTCAGAGGCGAATTCGAAAATGGGTAATTTTGGTCAGGACCTTCAGGAATATGGCTGAAGGCCCCGTATTTGCTGGGCTCGACCGCTTACCTCTGGAGGTAATTTCTGGTAATGGAAAAGGTAATTTTTCTGTAAGTGCTTGATTTCAAAGGGCTGGCGCTTTTTGGATCATGACCATCAGATTAGGTAAGTTGATTACCTATGAATTACCAAAAAATTACCTTTAAGAATCAATCCTAACCCACTGACAGAAAAGGACTTTCAGGGTGCCGCATAAGAAAATTACCAAAATTACCCGTTTTCGATGGGTCAAGATAAAACGCGGCGACGTGCGTAGGGGGGGCGGCTCGCCGTGCCGCGCGCATTTAAGTGATGGGACCAAACTGGGACCATTTCCCCTCAGTTTTCCGGACCCCAGAAACGCTGAAGGCCCCGGAATACGGGGCCTTCAGGTTTTCAGATGGCGGAAGCGCAGAGATTCGAACTCTGGGA